GAAAACGGCAAAGAAGTTTACTTTTACAAGGTATTTAGGGGTACACATACATATAATACCGCAGAAATGGCAAAATTGATTGATGGTACTGTGCAAGAATGTAAGCAAGTAGGCATTGAAACATTACCACCGGATGAAATTGCTAGAATGAATGTATTGTGGGGGCAAAGGGATGAAAAGCATAATAACCGATGATGATAGGTGCTTTATACACCGGATTTATTTATGTACTGATATTCCAGGAACAGAAGAACATCATTGTATACATGGCTTTGCTAATAGAAAATTGGCGGATGCTGATGGTTTAACAGTTAAATTGTGCCATACATGCCACCGGTTATTGCATGATAAAGGGTATCACGATAAGGATTTACAAAGATGGGCGCAAGAATCTTGGATGGAACATTATGGGAAAACCATAGATGATTTCATAAAAAGATATGGCAAATCATATCTATAAGGCAACTTCTCTTTGAGGTAGGAATTTATCACAGAATCAGACCAAATAAGAGCCACTTAAATAAAATCCGGTGCAAGTTACCGGCAAGTTAGCAAACCGACTTATTAAGGGCTTTTAAATGTATTTTTGCCCATAATATAACTTGTTTGGCAACTTAATCCGGTGAAAGGAGGCATATGCATATTACAATCGGCATTGCGCCGGTATCAAAAAAGAATCATTCACAAATTGCATTGGTTAAAGGTAGACCAATGTTATTGCCATCAAAGCAATATAGGCAATATGAAAAGGATTGTGCAGAATTTCTTTTGTCTATTCCATTTAACACTTATGATTGCCCGGTAAATGTAAAGTGTGAGTATTACATGCCAACACATCGCCGTGTTGACCTTGTGAACCTGGAGCAAGCCACTTTGGATGTTCTTGTAAAATATGGTGTACTCTTGGATGATAATAGCAATATTGTGGTATCAATGGATGGTAGCCGGGTATTTTACGACAAAGTATTTCCACGTACCGAGATTGAAATTACGGAGATAATAGAATGATAGGTTGTGTTGCTGATTATGAGCCGGTAAAGGGATATGAGGATTTTTATTTGGTGAATAGATATGGTGATATAATTAGATTGAGAAATAGGAATGGAAAAAAATACTATAAATTGAAGCCATATAAGGATAAAGATGGATATTTGCGTGTAAGATTATATGGCAAAGAAAAATCCACATGGATTGGAGTACATAAAGTGGTTGCAATGACATTTTTGCCAAATCCAAATAATTATTCCATGGTAAATCATAAGAATTACATAAGGGATGATAATAGGGTTGAAAACCTGGAATGGTGCAATGCCAAACAAAATGTTGATTGGTCTTTGCATCATTACAAAGGCTCAAGATATAAAGCCGTTATTAGGGTTGATGAAGAAGGCAATGAAATCCTTTATAAATCAATAGCGGATGCCTCAAAAGAAACCAATATTAGCATTTCCAATATATGCAATTGTTGCAAAGGGAAAAGGGGAAAAGCCGGGGGATATATTTGGCGATACCAATAATTTGAAATTACAGAGTTGTAAAATATCAAGTTTTAATTTATAATATTATATGTGATTGGGTAAATCATGTATGCCTTGTTTGGTAACTAGCCCTTACCAAATAAGGGTTTATAACTGAACAAGGCAGATGAAACCATCTTGCATACTAAGGGCTAGTTAGTGTGCGAGGTGGTTTTTTATTACACAAAATAAGGGGAAATAATGGAAAATTTAGAAGTAACTCATATAAACAGATTGGATGTATTTCTTAGCTTACCAAGAATGGTACAAGAGCGAATTTGGCTTGATATAGCAGAAAACAAATTAAATGGCAAGGATTTGTTTGATTCTTTTTGGTTTTTTAAATACCAAATATGCGAAAGCCCCATTGAAATAATATTTAATTATTACTTTGATAGAGTGGCATTTTTTCAATATAAAGATTATGATTTCAATATTTTACCACAAGAAGAGATTGTTACAGAAAAATATCATTATCGTGCAGATTTTTTAATTGAGTGTTTTTGGTATAAATCTAATCAAGATAATAACATTCCGCCAATTGAACATTTTAGCCAGGTAATCATTGAATGTGATGGGCATGATTTTCACGAAAAGACAAAGGCACAAGTTAAGAGGCGCAATGAACGTGATTATAATTTGCAAATGAGTGGTTATGACTTAATACATTTTAGTGGTTCTGAAATATTTAATAATCCGGAGGGATGTGCGATAAAAGTGATTGAATATTTGATAAAGCACTTAAAACCTTGGGAGGAATAAACATTAAATATGGGGGTTGTAAAATATGGCAATTTATAGAAATGTTCAAATGGCTTTTTGGAGTGATACAAAAATTGCTGATGATTTCACAGCAAAAGAAAAATATTTGTATTTGTATTTGCTAACCAATCCGCATTCAAATTTATGTGGATGCTATGAAATAAGCATTAGCCAAATGGCATTGGAAACAGCAATAGAAAAAAAAGAAATTCCGGAACTTATTACCAGGTTACAAGATGCACACAAAGTAATTCTTTTTTCTAAAGATACAAAAGAGGTTCTTTTGTTAAATCATCATAAGTATAATTGGACTTCTTCAGAAAAATTTAGAAAACCATTAGAAAAAGAAATCAATAGTGTAAAAAATGAAGGTTTTAAGGCTTATTTATTGGATTTATTTAATGGTATTGATACCGTATCTATACCGTATCAATATGGTAGCGATACAACTGTTTCTGTTTCTGATACTGTTACTGATACTGTTTCTGTTTCTGATACTGAAAAAGAGAAAAAGCCAAAAAAGCAAACTGAACCTAAAGAATCTTATGGGGCACTTGGAAACGTAAAATTAACAATTAAGCAATACGAAAAATTGATTGTTGATTATGGATATGACCTTACCGAAAAGGCAATTGAATATTTAGATGGATATATAGCAGATAGGAAATATAAATCATCGGATAACAACCAAGCATTGCGGCGGTGGGTGTTTGATGCTGTTAAGGAGCAAGAACAGAAAAGAGCCAGGATTGCCGGAAATAATAAGCAATCAAGTTATGATGATGCCATGCAAAGATTCTTGGCAAAAGGAGAGTAAGGATGCAAAGAGAAGAGATTGCAAGTGTGCTTAATGTAATCCGTGATACATATGATGTGAACTTTACGGAACTAACCATGGAAGTTTGGTTTAATGCTCTAAAAGAATTTGATTTTGAGGATGTAAAAAAGGCAACCTTCCAATACATCCGCACCGGAAAATTCAAGCCAAAGCCGGCGGATATTATTGAATTGATTGTTGAAAGCAAAGCCCCACAAATGCCGGAAGAAATGAGCGCACAAGAAGCATGGGCATTGGTTTATAAAGCTATATGTAACAGCGGATACAATTCCGCCCAGGAATTTGATAAATTGCCGGAATTGGTAAAAAAAGCTGTTGGAAGTGCTGATAATCTAAGAAACCATGCCATTGATTCAGATTTTAATTTAGGTGTGGCACAAAGTAATTTTATCAAGGCATATAACACCATCTTGGAGCGCAAGAAAAATGATTATACGATGAAGATAGAAGCGGTTAAGCGTGGTGATTTATCTATTGAGCAATTAACAATGGCAACTATTGCCAAAATGGAAAATAAAATGTTGTTAGAAGAAAATATAAAATAATGGTTGACAATCCTATAAAGATAGTTTATATTAGTATCAACAAATGAATTATATTTATAGGAGGTAAAACATGATAACACTTCGGGAATTATTTGATACGGCAATGTTGCCAATGGTAGATATGAAAACCGGAGAAAAAGTTGATAGTAAGGTTGTATTAAAGAATCCGGATGCCATCGTTGAAAAGATAAGTTGTAATGAGCGTTTTGATTTGCTTGTTAAATACAAAAAGGAGCCGGAAGATGCAGATGATTAAACCAGGAACAACGATTAAGGATAAAAGAGGATATTACATCGTTGATGATATTGATACAATTGATAGATTTGCGATAATCCGGAAGGTAATGGAAAATAGAAAAGGCAATATCTATTATGGCAGAAAAAGAGTTATAGGATTAGACCAATTAAGCGAATATTCAATTGTCAATCCGGGAGGGTGAAGAAGTGAAAAGAATCATTGCATGGGGGCTTATATTTGCAAATTTGGCTTTTTTAGGGCTTTTATTTTATCAGACAACAAATTCATCAACAGAAATAAAAAAGGCTGAATTTGAGCCTATAGAAAAAGAAATTAAGCCATCTAAAGAAGTTGATGCACAAGAGATTATGGATAAACTTGTTAGGGAATCCAAGGATGAAAGAATACAAGGATTTGAAATTACATATGATGAAGCCCAAATGCTAATGAAAATTGCAATGGCTGAAGCCGGCGGCGATGGAGTTGAAGGTAAAGCAATGGTGATGGCGGTGATTCTTAATAGGGTGGAAGATGATAGATTCCCGGATAGCATTGAAGAAGTAATATTCCAGGAACATCAATTTTCACCAATTGCGGATGGAAGATATTATAATGCGGAACCGGATGTGGAGTGCCATTTGGCTTTGGCTGAAATTGAGAGAGGCGAATATGATACAGTTGATGCCCTATATTTTGAGAATGCATCCCAAAGTTGGCAAGCATCTAATTGTGAATATCTTGGAACTGTTGGGCATCATAGATTTTATAAATAAAGGGGGATTCTTATGGGGTGTGATGTAAATGATTGCTTTCATTGTCCATATCCGGATTGTATTTTGGATAAGCCAAAACAAAAGCCAAAACGGAACCGGAGCGAGTACCAACATGCATATTACATGAGGCGCAAGGAAGGCAAGCGCATTGATAATGTATGCAAGTATTGCGGCAAAGAATGCACCGGGGAAATGTATAGGATTGATAGAAAAAATTATTGTTCTATGGATTGCGTGTTTTGCTATTTGTATGATAAGGCAGAAAAGAGAATACAAATAATTTCTGTATAGAAATATCAAATATAAATTGATTACATTTTAAAACAGTTGTATAATTAAAAAAAATCGTAGCGAAAATATTTACTAAGGAGGAAGAAGAAAATGGATAGAGTGTTATACGATGTTAGAGTGTATGCAAATGATGTTGTAGATAGGCTAAATGCCCTTAAAGATGATAATAGGGATAAATTGACAAGGAGCGAAATAGAAACGCTAAATGATGCATGTAATATTATAGAACATAACATCAAGGAGATTGTTAGAGAATAAAGCTAAAACGCCGGTAACGGCTTTTAGAAATCCACCTGGATAAAAATAAAAAAATGAAAAGGAGGAATCCCCAACCGAAATTTGAACATGTGTAAAACCAAATATATCCAGGTGGGTTAAAGAAATAATGGTTGAATAAGGGTGTGTGAAAATAGCTTATATATTGTTGGTGGGGCTTTTATTGTGGCTATATAGCCGGAAATATTAGGAGTTGAAAAGAGAAAAAAGGGAATGACAAGGGCGGAAATATTAGATGGCTTGTACATGTTAAGATTCTTTAATGACAGAGCCGGAAGATTGTTATGGCTTGATAAAACGACGGAAATACAAGATAAGGATATAAAAAGAGCGGAAAAGATATTTTCTGAAGCCATATCGTATATAGAAAATGATAAGTTAAAAGCTATTCTTGATGAATGGAAAAACACCGAACATCCGGAATTAACCAAAGTGGAGTATTTTGATAAGATTATAGATTTTATGAATGAGGGAAATAAATGAGCGATTTCACATTAAAGGAATACACCCAGGAAGAATATAATGCAGATTTGAAACAATTACTTGATGAAAAAGGATTGCATGATGCCGTGGAAGGAATATGCGATAGAATCAACAGTATCGCAAGTATTTTGGATTATTTAAAACATAGAGAAATACAAGAATTGTTGTGTGAAATATTGGATTTGATTGATATGGATAGGAGTGAGGAAGAATGACAAGAGAAGAAAAGGATAAGCTATTAAATTTGATGGGAGAAGAACGCAATTCTTATTCTGAACACAATAAAAGAGAAATAGATAGACTATATGGAAAAATAGAGGGTGCAGATTATATTTTAAATCGTTTGCTTGATTACTTTCATAATGATAGCGAGGTAGAAAAATGACAAGAGAAGAACGTAACAACGCTATAAAAGTCCTTAAAAATTTTGATTTAAACAATCCAAAGATAAATTCATTACTATTTTCCGCAGACGAAATAACAAATGCTTTTAACATGGCAATCAAAGCCTTAGAGCAAGAGCCTATTCTTGACAAGATAAGAGCCGATATAGACAAAATCTATGAGCGTGAAGGTAATTCAGTTGATTGCCTTAATGCTTTAAACGAGTTGAAGCAGTTTATTGATAAGTGCAAGACAGAAAGTGAGGAATAAAAATGGAGGGATATAAAATACTAACACCTAAGTTTAGAAAAGAGATAAATCAAGGTTTTGACAGTGCAATAGAAGAATTGTGAGAGTGCGAACCAAATGGATTAGTAATAGCCCAAATTGAGGGATTAAAGATGTGGAAAAGATACATTGATGGTTTGCCAGATGGTGTGCCACTTCCAGTCAGAAAGTGAGGATAAGTAAATGAGGAAACCACTTGAAAGAGAACGTGGAAGATATAAAAAGAGTCTTGACAAATTGGAACAAATTGCAAAAAACACCGTAGAAAACGTATGTCAGGAATATCCTGACATAGATATTATTGACTTGCAGTTTATTTTTGAAACTTCACTTAGATATCAGTTTGCTTTGAGGATAGCAGAGGAAATTGATAAGTACAAGGCAGAAGCGGAGGACACATGAAACGAAGTACAAAGAGAATGGCATTTCTCGATAGATTCTATAAGAAATTCTGTTGCGGCGCAAAGAACCATCCGAGCAGTTGGAAGAAGGAAAAGAAAATAAACCAGAAAGCCATAAGGCGCAGACTTAAAAATGATTTAAAGGCAGAAAATGAGGATGAAAAATGACACATGAATTAAAGATATTACGTCAATACTACAACGACTCTTTAAGTATGGGTAAGAGGTTTGAGATACGCAAGGATGACCGAAATTATCATGTTGGAGATAAGTTAATTCTTAAGGAATATGATAATGGCGAATATACAGGACGTAGCATTGAAAGATGGATTGTTTACATTCATCATGGCACAGGAGAATTTGGCTTAGAAAAAGGTTATTGCGTATTGGGGTTAACAGACGACCCGAATGATAAATACAGACCAACATAAGGCAGAAAGTGAGGAATAAAAGAATGACAAAACAAACTTTTGATATAGCCAAAAATATATTAGCAGACATTAACACTCTAAAGAATATAAAAGGTGAATATAACGACGACCATTATATTTCATTTTATGGAGAAACAGTAAAAGAACAACCAATTAGCAACGGAATGCTTAGAGATGATTTGGAAAGATTTATTGATACAAAGATTGCTGAATTAGAAGATAGATTTGAAAGGCTATAAAAGGCAGAAAGTGAGGAATAAATGACTAAAAAAGAACTATGTAGTATGTGTACTGAGTATGCTGTAGATGCTAAATGTGAAATGGAGAAAAATTGCAAATTACTAAAGTTGTTAAATGACAACACGCAATTGCGAAAGAAATTAAAAGAAGCAAGACGAGATTTAAAAGAGAAAAACCATGAATCATATTTAAGGAGCTGGGAGAAGAGTCCAGACGGAATGGGAAGATAGAGCGAGGAATAAATATATGACAGATATAGAGTTAGTAATTAAGATACCTGAAAATACATACAGACGAATACAAGCATTAGCAAGGGATGACTATTTTGAACACGATATATGTGGTAACTCAATGAAAAGAATAGCAAACGGCACACCTTTACCAAAAGGCATGGGGATTTGATTGACAGAGATAACCTATTGGTAGATTCATATTATACTTGTGATTTGTCGGGCAATGAAATAAATATTGTCGATGTAATGACAGTTGAAATGGCAGACGCAATCATTGAAGCAGATAAGGAGCAATTAAATGGATAATGAAAATCAAGATATGTTGCGGCTTTGGCTTATTTTTGCAATGTTACTATTTCCTACTGAACAGAATGGGAAATTAAAGATGACCCAAAACGAGGAAAACAATCTTAACATGCTTATGAAAGAGATTGGAGATAAACTAAAGGAGTGAACAATTGAATGGGAAAGAAATATATAGTTATAACTCCATACGGAGACGCAGAAACAATTATAGCAGAAAGCGATACTGATGTAGAAAAATACATTGTGAAACTATATGGGGAATTATGGTTTTTATGTTCTTATTTTGAAGGAGAATAAAATGGATAAAACTGTTGAATTAAAACCTTGTCCGTTTTGTGGTGGAAAGGCAATTTAAATGTTAGTCATTCTGTGGAATGTAATAACGCTTGTATTTGTCCTGTGATACCGAGAACATGGACTTATGATACAGATGAAGAGGCAATAGAAGCGTGGAATCACAGAATACCAACAGTAGAAGCAATTCCAAAAGACCACATAGCAAAAGCAATTGACAAAGTTGAAGAATATATCTGTGATGTAGAAACTGATACAGTAAAAGCACAAGGCATGGCACAGGCACTAGATATATTCGAGAAAGTATTAGGTGAGGTAGAAGATGGGAAAGACATTATATGATTTTGACACAGAATTTGAACAGTTAATGGATAGAGCATTAAACGAGTTATCACCCAAAGCGTTTAATACGTTTTTGGATGATATATCAATGATGCTTGCAGATTATGAGGTGGTAGAAGATGGAAAAGACAATAGCTGATTTAATCCGCAATATGTCAGATGAACAATTAGCACAGATGATGATTGATATAGCCTATGAGAACACACCTATTGAGGATGGTGAAACATATATGAGAATCCCTAGCCCGATAGGTGGTTATCTTGTAGATGGAATTATTGACTTGCATGATACTGATGTTGTCGTAAATGCTTTACAGGAAGAGGTAGAAGATGGGAATAAGTGAGAGAGAACACCACATCAAAGTATTAGAAAATCTCCTATCACATTACAAGTCAAGAGAGAAATGTGAAGGGTATTATGACAGCACATTAAAAGATAATGCCGAAGCTTTACAATATGCCATATCATCCCTAAAAACAGACCTTAAATACGACTTGATGTACGAGGGTGAAGAAATTTATACCAAGGCTGATGTGATGGCTATGCTTACTGATATGAAAGATGAATTAAAACATTGCGAAATCACAGGTCTGTGGAAAGCCAACTATCGAGAAGGATTCAATGATGGTGTGTCTAAAAGTTTGGATGCTATCCAACAGAAAATCAACAAGTTAAAGGAGAATAAATAATGGAATGGATAATAGTAATACTTGGTATTAGTGCTTGTGCATTTGGTATAGGCTATTACATTGGTTATAAACATTGTTTTGAGTATTTAAGGGCTGAACTAAATAAGGCAATGGAAGAAAAGGATGATGAAAAAAACATCAATGATAATTGATAGATTATTAAGAAAAAATATGATATAATTATTAAATAAAGTAGTTGTACGGCATGGTGCAATGGTTAGCACACAACACTTTGACTGTTGCGATTCCGGTTCAAATCCGGATGCCGTAGTTATAAGGGAAAATTTATGATTGATGTAACATTATTGATTGATATGATGGCAAAATATATCCAGGAAAATGGAATTAAAGAACTTATGAAATGTGTTATGAAGGCAATTGAAGCTACAAAGGATAATTAGATGGATATACGGCACATTAATGAGCATTATGCCGAGATAGGCAAGGAACTTATTGAATCAGAACCGGCATTAGAAGATATACGCTTTAGTGAAGCCACGATATGTTATTTATCAAGTGAGCATGAAAAGGTAGCGGATGGCAAAGCGGTGTTGGGGCAATGCGAAAAAATCCAAGAGAAATATAAATGGGCAATCCCTTGCGATTTTACCATTACACTTTTTGAACCAAATATTGAGAATCTATCCGAAGAACAAATAAGGCTTGTGATATTCCATGAGTTGTTGCATGTTGGGATTGAATTTAATGGCGATGGAAGTGAAACTTATTCTATTAAGGGGCATGATTTAGAAGATTTTAAGCTAATTATAGATAGATTTGGTACGGATTGGAGCAATGTTGATGAAAGTTGAAAACATAGCAATTAAGGATTTAAAGCCATATGAAAGAAATGCAAAAAAGCATGATGAAACACAGATAAAAAATGTGATGGAATCCATTAAGCAATTTGGTATGGCACAACCTTTGGTGGTAGATAAAGATAATGTTTTGATTATAGGGCATTGCCGGTTGATTGCTTGTAAGCGGCTTAAAATGACAGAAGTGCCGGTGGTAAGAATGGATGAACTTACCCAGGAGCAAGTTGATAAATTAAGATTGCTTGATAATAAGCTAAATGAAAGTGAATGGGATTTTGATTTATTGGCGGAAGATGTGCCACAGCTTGATTGGGAGGGCTTTGATATTGATTGGGAATTACCAAGCGAAACCGAAGAAACCACAGGCGATAACGTAGAACATAAGTCTTTGACGGATAGATTTGTTGTGCCACCATTTAGCATACTTGATACAAGACAGGGCTATTGGCAAGACAGGAAAAAGGCATGGAAAGATTTAGGGATAAAGAGCGAGGTAGGACGTAAAGAGAATTTGATAGATGCGCCCGACAAAAGCGATTATATGAAAACAGGGTGCAAAGGGGTAGCGGTACAGACCAGCATTTTTGACCCTGTATTAGCAGAAATCATGTATCGCTGGTTTAATAAAGACGGCGGATTGATATATGATTGTTTTGCTGGTGGCTCTGTGAGAGGCATAGTTGCCTCAAAGCTGGGCTATGAATATATAGGAATTGATTTAAGACAGGAACAAGTAGATGCAAACAGACAACAGGCACAACAGTTAGAGTTAAATCCTGTATGGCAATGTGACGATAGCTTAAACGCAGATGCTTACATAGAAGATGAAACCGCAGATTTATTGTTTACTTGCCCCCCGTATGCTGATTTAGAAGTATATAGTGATGATGCTAGGGATATAAGCAACATGGACTACGAGGGATTTAAAAAGACATATAAAGACATTTTGAGTATTGCTTGTAGAAAGCTAAAGAAAAATAGATTTGCTATTATCGTTATAGGGGATGTAAGAGATAAACAGGGAGCATATAGAAACCTTATTGATTACACAAAAGAATGTATGCTGGATAACGGCTTAAAGACATACAACGAATTTATCCTTATTGAGCAAAGTGGCACAGGGGCATTAAGAGCTAAACATCAATTTGAGGGTATGCGTAAGGCAATTAAAACACACCAAAATGTACTAGTTTTTTATAAGGGTGATATAAAGCGAATAAAGGACGAATTAGGCACTTTAGAAATTGATGATGATGTATTTGATGAAAAAGAGTAAAAAGGGGCGAAAATGGCTAATGAACAAAATTTAAGACCATGTGAGCATAAGTTTACCCAAGAAGAAGCCAAGAAAGGCGCAAAGAAATCCGCAGAGGTACGCAGAGCGAAAAGAGATTTGCGCCAAGCCCTTGAAACATTGCTGGAAAGCGATATAAAGGGCAAAAATGGCGAGGTAAAGAGTGGCGCAGAAGCAATAGCAATAGCACAGTTTCAAAAGGCTTTAAAGGGCGATACAAGGGCATTTGAAGTAATCCGTGATACTTCCGGACAAAAGCCGGTTGAGAAGGTGGAGCAAGTAAACATTGATGGTGAATACCTGGATAAAGTGAATGAATTAAAGGCATTTTTCAATGGAGAAGAAGAGCAAAGAGATAATACAACAGATAAAGAACAATCCAAGTAAGGTTGCAAATGCTGTTGGATTTAAGGATGTAAAGCCGTTTCCACATAATGAGTGGATGAATGAAATTATATTTGGGCATGATGATTATACGCTTATGGCACACAGAGGCAGTTATAAATCATCATGCCTTAGTGTTTGTATTGCCTTAATTATGGTGATGATGCCCTGGCTTAATATCATTTTCCTTAGAAAATCGGATAGTGATGTTACCGAAATGATTAAGATGGTAAAAAAGGCTTTAAAGAGTAGATTTATATGTTTGTTGTGCGAGATTTTATATAATCGTCAACTTTACTTAATTGAGGATAATGCATACAGTATCACAACCAACCTTTATACATCGGCATCCGGTGCATCACAACTTCTTGGAATCGGTATTAAATCATCTTTGACCGGTAAACACACCGACATTGTTATATCTGATGATATATGCAATATCAAAGATAGGATTTCAAAGGCTGAAAGAGATTTTATCAAGTTGCAATACCAAGAATTGCAGAATATCAAGAACCGAGGCGGAAGGATTATAAACCTTGGAACAAAGTGGCACAAAGATGATGTGTTTACCTTGATGGATAATATACACATATATGATTACAAAGTAACCGGCTTGATTTCTGATGAACAACTTGAAAAGATAAAGAAGAGCATGTTGCCCTCCCTCTTTGCATGTAACTATGAATTGAAAATCATTGCAAGCGAGGATGTAATATTTACAGAGCCAAAGACCGGCGGCAATCCTGGAATGTGTGAACAAGGCATGGCACATATTGATGCGGCATTTGGTGGAGAAGATTACACGGCATTTACAATCATGCGAAAAGCCGGCGGCAAATATTATATATTTGGAAAATTGTGGCATAAACATGTGGAAAACTGTTATAGTGATATTAAGAAATATTATGCGCAATTTATGTGTGGCAAACTTCCAATAGAGGATAATGGAGATAAGGGATTTACCGCAAGGGATTTGAAGAAACAAGGCTTAAGGGCTTATACTTACCATGAGAGCATGAATAAGCATATAAAGATTACAACATATCTTCTTAAGATTTGGGATGATGTAATTTTTGTTGATGGTACTGATGAAGAGTACATAAACCAAATATGCGATTACAATGAGGATGCCGAACACGATGATGCGCCGGATAGTGCATCAAGTTTGGCAAGGCTCTTATTAAATAAAAATGAAAATGCGTATCAATCCATCTTACAAGGGAGGTAAACAATGAGAACCTACTAGAATGAAAACCTATTACATTGTATAATTATCTTGGAGGTATTAAATATGGATAATTTTACATTATATATGCACAGAAACAAAGTTAATAGTAAGGTTTACATTGGAGTTACATGTCAAAAAGTAAAAGATAGATGGAAAAAAGGTAAGATATACAACAAGGCATTCAAGGCAGATATTGAACAATATGGATGGGATAGCTTTGAACATATAATAATTGAATCCGGATTGTCGCAAAAGGATGCTTTAGCCAAAGAAAAAGAATTAGTGAAACAATATAATGCCAATAATCCGGAACATGGATATAATTACAAATCCGGCGGTGATGTTATGGGAATGATGGGTAAACATCATTCAACCGAAGCTAAGAAGCGGATTCACGATGCTAAGAAAAATTATGTGTTTACTGAAGAGCATAAAAAGCATATTAGTGAATCTAAACAAGGTGTGAAACATCATTGTGCAAAACCGGTATATCAATTCTCAAAGGATGGGAAATTTATACGGAAATGGGATTATATGAGTGAAGCAACAAAGGAATTGCATATAAGCAAAGGAAATATAACCGAGGTATGCAAAGGGCACCGAAAAAGTGCCGGAGGATTTATTTGGAAATATGAAAGGAGTTGAAAAATGAAGAGTTTTAACGATTTATTGGCATTAGGTGATAATGAATCCTTGAGGAAAGATTTTATCATTTCCGCTATTGCAGACCACAAGGCAACACCGGAATACAAGATTGCCAAAGATGCGGAAATGTATATGAAAACATTAAATCCTACGATAATGGAATATAAAAAGTTGCTTTATACCATTACCGGTGAGGCGGTGCCGGATAACTTTAGTGCAAACCATAAGTGTGCATCTTCCTTCTTCAAAAGATTTGTTACCCAGGAAAACCAATATTTGCTTGGCAATGGTACATCCTTTGGAGAAGAGGGCACAAAAGAGCGGCTTGGCGGTGAAGATTTTGATATACAGTTACAAAAAGCCGGAAGAGCCGCACTTGTTGGCGGATTATCATTTGGATTTGCCAACTTAGACCATATCGAAGTGTTTAAGTACACCGAATTTAAGCCATTGTGGGATGAAGAAGATGGAAGTTTAAAAGCCGGAATCCGTTATTGGCAAGTTGATGATACAAAGCCATTAAGGGCAACATTATATGAACTTGATGGATATACGGAGTACATCAAGCGCAAGGATGAAGAATTAACCATACTTAAGGAGAAAAGACCATATCAACAGATAGTGGCAAAATCTGAAGTGGATGGCACCGAGATTCTTGAAGGCAAGAACTATCCAACATTTCCAATTATCCCTTTATGGGGCAATCCGGAACACCAAAGCGAACTTGTAACCATCCGGAGCCAAATAGATGCCTACGATTTAATCAAATCCGGCTTTGCAAATGATTTGGATGATGCCTCAATGATTTATTGGACTATCACAAATGCCGGTGGAATGGATGATGTTGATTTGGCGCAATTCCTTGAAAGAATGAAGGTAGTTAAAGCGGCGGTTGTAGGTGATGATGCAAGCGGAAATGCAAAAGCCGAGGCGCATACTCTTGAAGTGCCCTATCAATCAAGAGAATCTTATTTAACAAGGCTTGAAGCTGATATGTATAAGGATGCAATGGCACTTGATACAACACAGATTGCCGCCGGGCAAGTAACAGCCACACAGATTGAAGCCGCTTATGAGCCACTAAATGAAAAGGTGGATATGTTTGAATATTGCGTATTAGAGTTTGTGTATGGAATTTTGGATGTTCTTGGCATTGAAGATACTTGCACATTTGTTAGAAGTAAGATGGCAAACAAGGCGGAAGAAATCAATGCACTTCTTGCCGGTGCTGAATATCTAAGCCAGGAATACATCACAGAAAAACTTCTTACAATCCTTGGTGATATTGATAAGGTGGAAGAGGTATTAAATCAGATTGCAGATGATTCCATGAGCCGCATGAGTGGTGGAAATGAGCCGGAAGAAACTGAAAATGTTGATGTTATCAATGAGGATATAGCAAATGAAGTTGGATGATGGCTTTAAAGAATCCGAAAAGTTATTAAATCAGCTTGAAAAAGAAGTGCATGATGTGTATGCCCAGGCAACAAAGGAAATGACCGAGAAAGTTGATAATTATTTTGCCAAGTATAAGGCGGAAGATGAAAAGCAAAGAGCCAAATATGAGCAAGGCGAAATAACCAAAAAGGAATACACCGAATGGCGGCAAAGAAAGATGCTTGCCGGCAAACAGTATATACAAATGCGAGATACACTTGCAAGGGATTTAACCAATACGGATTCTATTGCCATGAAAATGGTTGGCGATAAGATGATTGATGTTTATGCCTTGAACATGAACTATGAAACATACAAAATAGAGCATGAAACAAGGCTTGATACATCATTTACGCTATACAACCATGATTCAGTTGAAAGATTGATTAAGACTAATCCGGCAATCCTTCCAATTCCAAAGCCGGACAAGATGCTTGATTACAAATGGAATAAACAACATCTTCAATCCGCACTTACACAAGGCATTTTACAAGGCGAATCCATAACCAAGATTGCCAAGAGATTCCAAAATGTTTCCGGAATGGATGAAAGAGCCGCTATAAGAAATGCACGTACCGCCATGACCGGTGCCCAAAATGGCGGAAGGCTTGATGCAATGGAAAGGGCAAATGAAAATGGTGTGGAAGTAAAAAAAGGATGGATGGCAACATTAGATGATAGAACCAGGGATAGCCATGTTGAACTTGATGGCGAAGAACGTGAAATTGATGAAGAATTTTCTAATGGTGTTATGTTCCCAGGTGACCCGGAGGGAGAACCGGCGGAGGTTTACAATTGCCGATGCCGAATGATTCATGTATATCCAAAACATCCGGTGGATTGGAGTGATTTAAGCCTTAGAAACACCGATAAACTTGGTAATATGACATATGAAGAATGGAAGGAGGCACATGATGGCTAATATTGAAGTTAAGATTACAAATGATAATGTTAAAGAAATATTAGCGGCAACAGATGAAGCCATATATAATGCTTTGGAAATCATTGGCAATGTAGCCGCAGATTATGCCGCCGGATTAGCACCGGTTGACACCGGCAATCTTAGAAACTCAATAACAAGTGAAGTTGATATGGGAGAAAAGGCGGTATATGTTGGAACCGCTGTTGAATATGCGCCATCGGTAGAGTTTGGGCATCATCAACAAGTGGGAAGATATGTTCCGGCGATTGGTAAGCGGCTTGTAAGGGAATTTGTACCGGCAAAACCATTCTTGGCACCGGCTATTGAGAATCACTTGGATGAATACAAGGCAATTTTTGAAGAAGAATTAAACATATAATACAATTTGACAATATACTAAATATTGTTATACTAAAAATAGGTAGTACACAATCTAGGGTAGCACCCGTAAACAGCGAGAGGGATTGTATGGATATTTTAGAAATTTTAAAGAAACATGTTGATGAAGGTGGTAATATAAGCGCCACAAAGTTTACTGATGTAGCAAATGCCATTAACAATGCTGTTGGTAAAGAATTTGTTGAAAAGAAAAGATACAATGACAAGCTAACAGAGATTGATGCCCTTAAAGGCGAAAAACAGAATGCCGAGGATAAGGCAACAAGTGCCGAAAAGTGGAAAACCAAATATGATGCTTTGAAAGAAGATTTTGAAGCATTCAAAAAGGATATAACCGCAAAAGAAACCAAGGCAACAAGAACCAATGCTTACAAAGAGTTGCTTAAGCAAGCCGGTGTATCTGAAAAGAGATTAGATGCTATTTTGAAAGTATCTGATATTGATTCCCTGGAAATGGGCGATGATGGCAAATTCAAGGATGCTGATAAGATTCTTGAAAACATCAAAACAGAATGGGCGGATTTTATCACCACAACCGAAACTCATGGAGCAAGCACAGCAACACCACCATCAAATAATGGCGGTGGAAAAATGACAAAGGCGGAAATCATGAAGATTAAAGATACTTCAGAGCGCCAAAAGGCTATTGCTGAAAACCATGAATTGTTCGGTATCTAACCATTAGGAGGAGAAAAACAATGGCAAAAGAAAAACTTACAGTACAAGCAGATATTACAGTTGCCGCAAGAGAGGTTGACTTTGTAACAAGATTTGCGCAGAATTGGGAGGCTCTTAGAGAGATTCTTGGAATCATGCGCCCTATCGAGAAGGCACCCGGAACAAAACTTACATCATACCAGGCATCAATGAAGAGTGCCGCACTTCAAGGCGGAGCAAGTGTTGGTGAAGGTGATGAAATCCCATACACAGAGTTCCAGGTTGAGCCGGTTGCATATTCTGATGTAACACTTGAGAAGTATGCAAAGGCTGTTTCAATCGAGGCGGTTACAAAGTTTGGTGCGGCTGTTGCTGTACAGAAAACAGATGAAGCATTCCTTAATGAACTTCAGAATGTTGTTATGACAAGATTCTATACTTTTCTTGCAACCGGTTCACTTACCGATGTGGCAACATCATTCCAAATGGCTGTTGCTAAGTCGATTGGACTTGTAAAGGATAAGTTTAAAAAGATGCACAGAAACATCACCGGAGTAGTAACATGGGTTAATACTCTTGATGCATATGAGTACCTTGGTGCCGCAAATCTCACAGTTCAAACCGCTTTTGGTATTGATTATGTTGAGAACTTCATGGGCGCACAAACTCTTATTCTTTCTTCAGAGATTGCAAGAGGTGATGTTGTTTCAACACCGATTGAAAATATCGACCTTTACTATGTAAATCCTTCCAATGCTGATTTTGCACAGCTTGGACTTGTTTACACAACAGATGGAGAAACAAACCTTATTGGATTCCATGCAAACGGCGATTACTCACATGCTGTTGGTGAGAGTTTTGCACTTATGGGCATGGCTCTTTGGGCTGAATACCTTGATGGAATTTCAGTTGTTTCCGTTGGTACGGAATCATTTACTGCTGTTTCGAATCCAACCGGCAATCCAAGCGCACAAATGTGGTATGAGAAGGATGCTAATAATAATTACTTCAGAACAACAGATACCACAGTTGTTTCCGGTAAGACCTATTACACAAGAACTGTTGAGAATCCAGGAGCATGATAAATGTATAGGGTTATTAAGTTTTTCACGGATTTACAAGATAATAACCATGCTTACAAAGTGGGGGATGTATTCCCCCACGATGGCATGAAAGTTTCTGAAATAAGGCTTAAGGAGTTATCAACCGATGCAAATAGGCGGCATATGCCACTTATTGAAAAGGTGGAAGTTGAACCGGTACAAATTGAGCCAACCGAGGCAGAAGAAGAGCCGGTTGAAAATAGGGCGGAAGTTGTCCAGGAAGAAGAGCCGGTTGAAGGCTTTATGAATCCACCGGAAGAGGCTGATGAAACACCGGAAGAAGAGCCGGTTGAGGATTCAGAGGATAAGGAAGATGCCCCAAAGCCTAAGAAGAAGAGGGGTAGACCAAGAAATGATGCTGAATGAACTTTGCCAGGAATTGAAAAATTACTTTGACAAAGCACAGCCGAAATTCTTTGGTAAAATCGAAATCAAGGATAACACATTTGTGGATGATGAAATACTTGATAAGATTAAACCGAATCAATACTTTAGAATAGTAGGCTCTATCTTTAATGATGGAGTCTATTGTTTTAATGAAGAACTTGAATTAGAAGATGAAACCTTTGATGGTGCAATATGGCTTATGGCAATTCCTAAAGATTTTTTAGCACTTGCAAAAGAGATTGAGGATTGGCAAGAGAAATATGCCGAAGCTTTAAAAAGCCCATATACATCGGAATCATTTGGGGGTTATTCTTATTCTAAGGCAAGCGGCAAGAATGGCGGCGGTGCCGTAACATGGCAAGATGCTTTTGCAACAAGATTAAATCTATACCGGAGAATTAGGATATGAGTTTGATTGATGATTTCACAAGTGCATGTGTAATGCAAGATAGGGTAACAATACCGGATGGCTATGGCGGATTTAAGCCGCAATGGGTTGATGGAGCGGAGTTTGATGCCGCAATTACTCTTGATACTTCAATGCAATCAAGGATTGCAGAGCAACAAGGAGTAACCGCATTATACACAGTAACTACCAAGAAAAATATCAATCTTCAGTATCACGATGTATTTAAGCGCACAACAGATGGCAAGATATTCCGAGTTACAAGTGATGGCGATGATAAGGCAACACCGGTTAGTGCAAACCTTAACCTTCGCCAAGTATCGGCGGAAGAATGGAGTTTGCCCCAGGAGGTAACACCATGACAAAGGGCGAGGCTATACAAGCATTTTGGGAATCATTTGGCTTAACCGCATATGATGAAACCACAGTACCGGATGATGCCCCATTTCCTTATATAACATACCAGGTTCACACCGGAAGTATTGGGGATGTATGCATTGTAAATACATCATTATGGTATAGGAGTTATTCTTGGAAAGAAATTTCTGAAAAAACCGAAGAAATTTCCGAAGCAATTGCCAAAATGTACCCACCAAGTATTAAAATAAATGGTGGAAGGCTTTATATTACAAAGGGTGTGCCATTTGCTCAAAGAATGCGTGATGAATCCGATGATGCAATTAGGCGCATGTTACTCAATGTCAATTATGAATTTTTGACCGAATATTAAGGAGGTATGAAAAATGGGCAGATTCACGATAATCCCCGAGAATACATTTAATGCACTTCAGCTTGATGCCGGTGTGCTCTTAAAGAGATTCAATCCGGCAAATCCTACAATTGCGGATGAAGATATTATTTGTGCAACAACCGGCGGAATTAATCCGGTATGTAAGCCAACTTTTTCAGACTTTGGCGAGGATGTTGATAATGTACCAAATAACATGATGGAGTTTAAGCACCTGGATGGATGGGAATGCTCAATTGGTACAACATCCCTTGGAACTTCACCGGAACTTATCAAGATGGCTCTTGGATGCGCTGATATTGATGGCACAGATACATCAAAGATTATTCCAAGAATGGATTTAAAGCAAACCGATTTTGCATCAATTTGGTGGGTTGGTGATAGAGCCGATGGCGGATTTGTTGCAATACAGCTTAAAAATGCACTTTCCACAGAGGGCTTTAGCCTTCAGACAACCAAGAACGGAAAAGGACAGATTGCAATTACTATTATGGGGCATGTATCAATCAATGCTCAAAAGGAAGTGCCGATGGTATTCTATTCCGCAGACCCAACCGAGGGTGTTACATATACAGTTAAACAAACACTTAGCCATGTAACATCAACATTCACAGAGAATGCGATTGCATCCGGAGAGGCACTTACAGCAACACTTACCGCCGATACAGATTATACACTTGCTAATGTTACTGTTCTTATGGGCGGCGAGGATGTAACTGATGATGTTTACACAGCCGGAACAATTTCTATTGCAAGTGTAACCGGTGATGTACAGATTATTGCAACAGCAACACAAGGAGCATAAGAAGGAGTATAGTGGATGAAAAATTTAGCAACATGTAAGCCAAGTGAATTTGTGGCACAAACGGCAAAGATAAAAAATGCGGTGGCAAATTGGGTTGAGGTAATTGAACTTATGACTATAAGAGCAAATCAACCACAATATGAGCCAATACCACTTGAAGCAACAGTTGAAGAGAGGGCAAGGATAACAACCAAGAATGCCGAATTAAGACAAAAAAAGGCAATGGAAAATCTAAGTAAAATTCTTGATAAGATGCTTGTGGAGCATCCAACAGAAACTTTAAATGTGCTTGCGCTTTGCTGTTTTGTAGAACCGGAGCATGTTGATGATTACACCATGGATGAATACTTAGAATGCATTATGGATATGATGCAGAATAAAAGTGTATTAAATTTTTTCTCCTTATTGGCTCAAGTACAGACAGTTGCGAAATCTATTTAAAAAGTTTGGAAACCTTAAATTTCCAACTATTAGAAATAATGGGAATAGGCTATGTAATAGAACATTACATAGCCTTTTTTAAAAAAGAGCAACATGAAAAGGCATACAAATGTTATGTTGCCGATGCATTAAAAATTATTACAGAGAACACAGCAAAGGCAAATGGCGGTAAATATTTGCAAGCCAGGTATATTGATTATATTGAGCCAAGAAAAGAGGAAACAAGAACCGCAGATGAAGTAATTACAAGTTTAAAAGAAAAATTGAGGCGATTATGAGCAATGTTGTATTTGAACTATTTGCCAAATTGGGGCTTGATTCAAGTGAATATGAAGAAGGATTGAATGATGCCAAAGAAAAGGCATCTTCAATTGGTGGAGTAATTGCCGGAGGATTGCAAACAGTTGGTAAAGCCGGAGTTGCTGTTGGGGCGGCGGTAGCAACCGCAACAGTTGCCGCCGGAACCGCACTTGTAAAAGGTGCCGGGGATGTTGCCGCATATGGTGATAACATTGATAAAATGAGCCAAAAAATGGGAATTTCCGCCCAGGCATACCAAGAATGGGATGCCATTATGCAACATAGCGGAACTTCCATTGAGGCTTTAAAGCCATCAATGAAAACACTTGCAAATGCCGCAGAAAAAGGAAATGAGGCATTCCAAAAACTTGGTATTTCTGAAGAAGAGGTTGCATCATTAAGCCAAGAAGATTTGTTTGCAAAAGTTATTACCGGATTACAAGGAATGGAAGAAGGCACAGAAAGAACATACCTTACAAGCCAACTTCTTGGAAGAGGCGCAACGGAACTTGGTGCCCTTCTTAATACAAGCGCAGAAGATACCGAGGCTATGCGCCAAAGGGTGCATGAACTTGGTGGAGTAATGAGCGATGAAGCTGTTAAAGCGGCGGCGGCTTACCAAGATTCATTACAAGATATGCAAACCGGCTTTGATAGCTTAAAAAGAAATTTAGTATCTGAATTTTTGCCATCTATTACCGGTGTTATGGATGGATTGACGGATATATTTGCCGGAGATTATGAAAGCGGATTAAGCAAGATTTCAGATGGTGTGCAAAGCCTTGTAACCGGAATATCAGAGCAATTACCAAAGGTCGTTGAAGTTGGTTCCTCTATTATTGAAACATTGGCAACAGCAATCATAGATAATTTGCCAACTATCTTTGAAGCCGGAATGAATTTAATATTGCAACTTGGAATGGCTATAATTGAGAATTTGCCAAAATTGATTGAAGTGGGATTGAAACTCATTACCACTTTAGCGCAAGGAATTGTTGGGGCAATACCGCAGATTATACCGGCAATAATCAATGTGGTAACAGAGATTGCAAAAATTCTTACCAATCCAGGCACATTGATGGAACTTGTACAAGCGGCAATTCAAATTGTGGTTGCTATTGGGCAAGGCATTGTTGAAAACATACCATTACTTCTTCAAGCCCTTGGCGATTTAATAAATGGAGCAATGGAATTTTTCACAAGTGCTAATCCGGATTTCCTACAAAAAGGCATTGACATGATTATGAATCTTATCACCGGATTTGTAGAGAATTTGCCGCAGATTGTTTCCATGATTGCACAATTCATAGCATCATTTATAGCTAATTTGGCGGCTAATTACCCAACTATTATTCAACAAGGCATACAGATTATCACACAACTTATTGTGGGCTTAATACAAGCAATTCCACAGATAATTGCGGCTATTCCACAAATAATTGTATCTATCGTTGATGCCTTTGCACAATATGATTGGTTGTCAATTGGTGTAAACATCCTGGAAGGCATTAAAGATGGTATCTTAAGTGCTGTTGGTGCTGTTATAGATGCCGCAAAAGAAGCCGCCGGAGCCATTTGGGATTCCATTACCGGATTCTTTGATATTCATTCACCATCAAAAAGAATGGCTTGGGTTGGTGAAATGTTGGATAAAGGATTGGCAAATGGTATTGATGCTTATAGTGGACTTGTAGATGATGCCATTGGCAATGTATCTGATATTGCGGATATAAATGCGGAAACAAACATAAATGGAAGTGGTAGAAATGGCACCAATATGGCAAACAATGTTATAATTAACGTATATGGGGCACCGGGGCAAGATGAAGAGGAAATTGCAATAAAGGTGGCAAATGTACTTAGGGATAAAGTTGTTTCAATAGGAGCAATGGGATGAACGATTATTTTGTTTTTAATGGTCTTTCTTCTTCAGATTGTGGGGCATATATAGTTGCAAGCGAACTTGACAATGCCCCACAAAGGGATGTTGAAAAAATAGAAGTACCTGGAAGGAATGGGAGCCTTATTATTGATAATGGGCGGTATAAGGATGATGAACAATCATACTATGGCATTATATATGATTCAAATAGATTTGATGAATATATAAGCGCATTTAGAAGCCTTATTTTATCTGATACCGGTTATAAAAGGTTGGAAGATACCTTTAAGCCGGATGAATACAGAATGGCGCATTTCAACGGCGATTTTTCACCAAAAACAATCCGCATGTGGAAGAATATGGGTAAATTTGAAATAAGATTTACATGCAAGCCACAAAGATATTTAAAATTGGGCGAAAAAACCAATGAATTTACATCATCCGGTGCATTGTACAATCCATCTTTACAAGATGCTTTACCAATGATAAGAGCCTTTGGATGGGGGCAAATTGATATTGGCGATTATGGAATATATATCGCTCAAAATCAATTGCCTTATGTGGATATTGATTGTGAAAGAATGGATGCTTATTACAACAATATCAATTGCAATAACATGATTTCCTTAGAGAGTGATTTTCCAATTCTTAAAAGAGGGGAAACGGAAATTACCTTTGATTCAACAATTACAATGTTGCAAATAGTGCCAAGGTGGTGGATGCTATGATACCAACACTATATGAAGAATATGAAACCGAATATATATCAAATGGAATTGGGCGGTTATCTGATGCCATATCTTGTGTAATAACACAGAATAAAGCCGGCACATATGAACTTGTTATGCAATATCCTTTAGATGGCATCCATGCGGATGAAATAACAAATAATCGTATTATTTATGCGGTGCCGGAGCGTGGCAAGAATCCACAGCCTTTTAGGATAAGGAATGTTGAAAAAACACTTAATGGAAGAATGAGTGTAATTGCCCGGCATAATTGTTATGACCTTAATTATTATGCTTGCAAGGAATTTGGGCAAACCAATGTTGTTCCATATAAGATTACACCAAGTTTGTATGATGCCCATGATGAATTGATTGGTGTGCTTAATGATTTGATTATGTACACAGTTGATGTTGGAGCAACAAAGTGGACTTTAACGATGCTTTATCCGGCTAATGGCACATATGTAAGTAATTTGATTACAAGTAATTTTATATATGCACAGCCGGCAATTGGAAGAGATTTGGTGATGTTTGATATAACATCGGTTGTGGCACCAACAACAGCCGGTGGAAATTATACAGTAACAGCCAAAGCCAATATTGTGCCTTATATTCCAACACAATATAATCAAATGACAGTAATTCAAGCCCTTGGATATGTAAAATCTTATGCAGATGAAATCCAGGAATGCCCATTTACATTTACGGCAGACCCAACAACAAGCGGCGATAGTTGGGTTACAACACAAAAAGGATTTTGGAGCGAGATTCCAAAGCCGGTTAAACCATTGTTGCAAGGTTCCGAAGGAAGTGTTGTTGATGTGTTTGGTGGTGAATGGGAATTTGACCATTTTAATTGCATCTTGCATGAGCAAAGGGGTTCGGATAATGGTGTGCAATACCGATATGGTAAAAACATTACTTCCATAAATGAAAGAATCAATATTGATGAAATATATACACATGCATTCTCATTTTGGAAGGGCACAGCATCATCTTCAACCAATACAGAACAAGGCGAATATTATACAAAGATGGGAACTATTCTTAATATTTTAGATTCAGATTTTTCCGCAATGTTCCCAACACAAAGAACACTTATTATTGATGCATCGGATGATTTTGAATATGAGCCAACAGCACAACAGCTTGATGATTTCACCAGGAAATATGTTGCCGATAATTCATCCGGTACACCAACAGTTACAATCGAAGTATCAATTGTTGACCTTGCAAATACAAAGGAATATGAGGATATAGCGGCACTTGAAGAAGTAAACTTGTATGATACAGTTACAATTGTATTTCCAAGGTTCGGAATCAATGTAAAATCAAAGGTAACAGAGATTGAATATGATGTATTAAAAGAAAAAAATAATCATGTAATTATTGGCAATGTAACAACCAAATTAGCCAATATTATTGCGAAGAATAAAAGCGATATAATAAAAACCAAGGCTGATTTAAAGAAGTGGGCTGATAAAGCCATGGAAAGAGCCACAGAAGCACTTGCCGGATGGAATGGCGGAAATATAAGGAAGAATTATAATAAATCCGACCATAAACAGCAATCCATGTATATAATGAATACAGATAATATGCAAAGTGCGGATAAAGCCATTAAATTTGATGGTTATGGAATCGGTATAAGCGGCAATGGAGCCGAAGGCAATTATTCTTACATGGTTAATATGTCCGGTGATGGCTTATTCTTCACGGATGAATTTGCGGAAGATGGTGATACAAATGCATCATTTTTAAAGCGAGGAATTATTAAATCATCCGATGATAATTATTGGGATATTGAAAATGATGAGGTAAAGCTAAAAGTAAAAGAATTGAAAATAATAACAGAAGGTGGAGAAATAAATGTTAGTGAATTGCTAATAGAACAAGGCGGCACAATATCAGATTTTGGCGATACTTTATCAGACCATGAAGAAAGAATAGAAGAATTGGAACGTAGGGTCGGTATCTAATAAAGGAGGGATAAAATGGCAAGTTATATTGTAACAGATAGGATAAGGGTGAATATAGTTCATAGCTTTGCAGTACCACCAAGAGTAAAGTGCGAGCAATACGATGGTGATTATACAAAACTAATTCAAGCCACTGTTTATAATGGTGATGTTTTATATAGCATTCCAAGTGCTGTTAGACGTATTGTTGTTTCCGGTTTAAAGCCGGACAACACAGGCTTTTCTTATGATTGCACATGGAGTGGCAATACTGTTTCTTTCTCACTGATGAGGCAAATGACAGTTGTTGATGGGAAAGTACCTTGTAATATAACTATGTTTGACGCTTCAAATAATCAAGTTTCATCCGCTGTTTTTGTTCTTGATGTTGAAAAAGCCGCTCTTCCTTCTGATGTTGTGGTATCATCTAATGATTTCCAAACTTTCATTGATTATGTGCAAGCGGCAAATTTATATTGGCAATACTCTAAGTCTTTTGCGGTTGGTAATACCGGGGTTAGAGAAGATGAAAATGTGGATAATGCTAAGTATTATGCACATCTTGCAAGAATGTATAAAGGCTCTCCGCTTACTGCATCAACTATTTCCGAAATGGAAAATGTTGAAAGAGTTTATGTGTATGTAGGCAATGAAAGTGGCTATAATAACGGACATTGGTATTTTTATGATGATAACGCATGGGTAGATGGCGGAGTTTATAATTCAGAAGGAATACAAACAGACACAGAGTTAATCGCAGAGGGTGTTGCCGCAGATGCTAAGGCTGTTGGAGATATTCTTGGGCATGAAACTCTTGAAACTTCAGCGCAGACTTTAAGTGGTGCTGTTAATGAACTAATGGATGTTATTGATTTAGTTAATATATCCGTTGAAAATGGTAAATTTGTTTTTGGTGATTTTAGTACAGGTATGTATGCTAATCAGAGCTGTACAGATGGTACATATTTTTATGAATCTGTGTCAGACTATAGCGGAACAAATACTGCCAAACTAATTAAAATGGACGATGGCGGTAATGAAATTGCATCTGTAGATTTAGGTAATGAACATTATGGTATTCTTACCTATAGCCAAAAATATGATGCTATTTATATGAAAAAGTCCAACACATCTGTATTTAAAATTAGTAGCGATTTAACAAATGTTACTACAATCAATGTTAATGCTAGTTATATATCATGTGTTGCTTCTTATGGCAATATGCTATATGTAATATCTTCAAATAAAGTATATGAATTTTCGGATGAATTCCAGACTGTAAATGCCGAATATGCATATACTATGCCCGTTAATAGACCGACTGAATTCCAAGGGTGCGCAATTTACAAAAATTTACTTTTCATGGCATGTAATTATCCCAATATTATAATCGTATTGAATTACATTACTGATAAAATTGTTGCATATATCAATATCGGTGACACAGTTGATGGTGTAAATGTTGGTGAAATAGAGGGTATTTGTGTATTTGAAGATGGTGATAATGTAAATGTCTATATTAATGGTACTAAAGGTATTTATGGAAATTTATTCTATAATAAGACATTTATGCTCGCAGGAGATTTTTCTAAACATATTCTGAAAATATATGGTAAAAATTCAAGTTATGTTGCATCTTATGTTGTTGATGGTCAAAGCGTTGCAACACATTCGCTTGGCACATCAGAATATCCATTTAAGAGTATAATTGAATGTCTTGAACATTGCCACTATAAAGATGATGGTCGATACAATATCAGCGTTACTCATGTAAATGCAACTTTAGATAAGCCGAGCACTGCTTATTATACAGAGCCTATAAACGCTCACATTACATTTACTAATGACTTACCAAGTAGCAATTTGAAATGGTCTTATGGTACATTTGAAATTGCTGATAATCACACTAGTATTAGTAATGAAGAAATATCCGTTTACTATTGCAACGTGCTTATTGATTCAAGAAATAACAATGGTGCATATGATTACCTTATTGTTACCAACTATTACTCGGATATATTAGTAAGGGGTGATATTTTTCTTGATTATAACCAAGGTGGAAAAACACACGTTCTCGGAAAGACTAAGGAAATTGGACCTATTTATAATGGAATAACGATTGCTAAAGAACTGTCAAAATACCCTAACACAGACAATCCTATTTGCGTAATTGGTGAGGGTCTACGTTATCAGAAAACACTTGTATTTACTGCTCCTGGGACATTACGAATAGTTGGTAAACAAGTAATGCAAGGAATACTTGCGTTTAGTAGTAATAGTGGTGCTAGTTATAACCGCATATTTATGGTTAAAGGTTATGGTAATGGTGGAAGTATGCGAACAGAAATTGCTATATTACCACCCGATACTAATAATGGCATATATGTACCAACTGTTGACCCTAATGCAAATGCAATAAATATAGGTATCGATGGTAGTAGTAAAATAAGAGTAACTTTTACAGCACTAGGTTATACTCCCGAGGTAGCCAATAATAGTATTGGAGTAGAGTTAGAATTTACACCCTCAACTTAACGTAAATATAAGGAGAATATTATGAGTATAATAGAACGCACAACTAAATTATTGTAATTGGAAAAGTAAGTAATTTTTCTCTTCATTAAAGGGGCAACCACTATATTTTGTGGTTGCTTCTTTACTTTTATGCTATAATTTGCATAGATAATAGTTGATATTTTGAACACATGGGGGATGTTATGAATATTCAAGATATATCAAGTGCATTAGGGCTAATTTTGCAGTTGGCAAACATTGTTGTTATTGGATATGGCTTGTACAAATTCATGAATAAGCCTCATGATACTTTAGAAGAAAAACATGAAGAATTAGCAAAAAGAGTTGATAAACAAGATATAAGGCTTGATGATATTGAAGAATCATTGCTAAAGGGCAATGATAAATTCCGGAACCAGGAAGAAACCAATGCAACCTTTAAATCCGTGATGTTGTCTTTTATCAATTTTGAAATAGCGTATTGCATCCATACCGGTTATGATAACAACGAAGATTTGATAAATGCCAAAAAGGAATTGGAAAGCTATTTATCCGGGAAAAAATATCATGAAAAAGATTAGTGGGATAGAGCGATTACAACAATATAATGAAAAGCCAATTAAGAAGAAAACCAAAAAGATTGATAAAATTGTTAAGGGATTATGCATATATTGGGTTGCTTTTGTCGTGGTTGCCTGGATTACTTTTTGGGTAAAGGATAGTGTGCCGGATTCCCTTATTCAATTTGGGCTTGGTGGCGGTGCTGTTGAACTTTTAATAAGCGGAGCCATTGAAATATTTAGGGATTTTGTACCAAGGAGGCATGAAGATGGAGAAATTGAAGAGTAGAAAATTTTGGATTTGTGTGGCGGCATTTCTTGCATCGGTGGCAACAAGTATTTCCGGTATGGCAACCGATAATCAAACAATTACCATTATAGGAACTATTTGCGGCATCTTATCGGCGGCAATATATGCATTTTGTGAAGCATGGGTTGATTCTAAGGCTGTTGATAAAGGAGAAGAATAATGGCATCTTCAGCACAAGTAAAAGAATTTATAGCAAGGATTGCACCAATAATCCAGGAAGAAGCAAAGGCAAGAGGATATAAAGTGTGTTCGCCAATTATAGCGCAAGCATGTGTTGAATCCGGCTTTGATACATCCTTGTTATCCTATAAATTTCACAACTATTTTGGTATGAAATGCGGTTCATCATGGAAGGGAACAAGCGTAAATCTTAAGACCAAAGAAGAAGTGAATAGCACATTGGTAAGCATCCGTGATAATTTCCGCACATATCCGGATATGATTTCCGGAGTAAGAGGCTATTTTGATTTTATAAACACAAAAAGATACGCCAATTTGAAAACCGCCGAAACACCGGAAGAATATTTAAAGAGAATCAAAGCGGATGGCTATGCCACATCAAGCCGTTATATTCAAACCAATATGGATTGCATACGGAAATATGATTTAGAGAAATGGGATTGGAAAAAACCCCAGGAAGAAAAGACAATTGAAGAGATTGCGAAAGAGGTTATTGCCGGCAAGTGGGGCAATGGTGCTATCAGAAAACAAAGGTTAAGAGCCGCCGGTTACAATCCGGCTATGGTGCAAGCCTTAGTTAATGATTTGTTAAAAAGATAGTTGATATTTTATTAAATCCATGTTATTATTCATGGTACAAAAGGAGGGTAATTACATGGATGAAAAGATGATACCTTATATTGCATTTGAAAGTGCTACATCAAGGCAAGAGAGAACGATTAAGCGGCTTTGGATATTGTGTTTAGTGCTGATAATTGCACTTCTTGGAACTAATGCCGGATGGATTTATTATGAAAATCAATTTGAGGATGTAGTTGTAACACAAGAAAATGCAGATGGTTACAATAATTACATTGGTAATGATGGAGATATAACCAATTGATTTATAAGGAGGGCATGAAATGGCAAGGCAAACTATAAGAACCAGGAAGAGAAAAACCGGCGGAAATAGTGGCTATCATAAATGCCCATCATGTAATGGCACCGGAAGAAAAAGAAATGTTGGTAGGGGTGCCAAATATTCATAATTGATGATATGGGGACAGTGGGTTGCAAACCATTTTCCGGATTCCTATACAATGCGGAATTACCCATATTAAATAAAATCTGTATAGGAGATAAAAAATGAATGCTCACAAGTATGATGGTCTTGATTTGACTAATCAAAGGCATGAAAGACTTTTGGTTGTCAAAAAATCAAATTCCGGAAGAACAAAATGGATTTGCAAGTGTGATTGCGGCAATGAGGTGGAATTATCAGCATGGTATTTTTATCACAATAAATCATGCGGATGCCTGGAAAAAGAAAACAAATATAATCTTAGCAAGCATACAAAAACCCATGGAATGACTAATAGTATTTTATATTCAAAGTATTGTGGCATGAAAGGACGATGCTACAATCCAAATTACAGATACTATTGGAGATATGGCGGAAGAGGTATTAAAGTTTGTGATAATTGGCTTGGAAAGAATGGATTTGAGAATTTTGCAAAATGGGCTTATGCCAATGGATATGACGAAAATAAAGTAACATACCAACAAACTTTAGATAGAATTGATAATGATAAAGACTATTGCCCGGAAAATTGCCGATGGGTAACACAAAAGGTACAATCTAATAATCGGTCAACTTCAATACGCTTAGATTACAAGGGTAAAGAATATCCCATAAGTGCATTATCGGAAAACTTTAGTGTTCCATATTATTTTCTTAGAAGATATGCAAAAAAGGGGCTTGATGTAGATTCTATTGTAAAATTATGGTATTCAAAAGAGAGAAAAGTTAGAAAAAAGTGATTGAGTATAGTAATTCAGAGATAACCAGGATAATCAATGAATACATCCATAATGAGCGCAACCGGAAAATACTTATAAGGAGATATGTTGATGGAATTTGTTTGGAATCCTTGGCGGAAGAGTTTGATTTATCGGTTACCAGGATAAAGAAAATTATATATGGGAATGAAAGTGTGATATTTAAGCACTTGGAAAAATAAAAGGGCAATGGGATTAAATCTCATTGCTCTTTTCTTCTCTTATGAGGTTAGTGTGTTTTGCGGTATTGGTATATGAGGGGGATTTCATAAACCATACATTTATTATAACAGAAATAATTAGTTTGCATAGTGCCCAAAATGTTGCCATTATGTTCCTTTTTCGGTAACCATAGGGATTCTAAAATTTAAGTATGGATATTGTAAGGAATAGTGTTGATAGATTGGTTAGCCTTGGTGTATCTGATGCCGAAGCATGGCGGATAGTTAAAGATTTCTTGAAAAACTATTATGGCACCAAGGAATTAACAGAATATATCACGGAGAAGGAAAAAGAATATGTGGAAAGAATACAATCCAAGCCCGGTGGGTGCCCATGTGGGGGATTGTGCTGTTCGTGCGATTGCAAAGGTACTTGATACAACATGGGAAAAGGCATATTTGCTTTTAGTGGTTAATGGGCTTGCTATGGGGGATATGCCAAGTGCAAATAATGTAATAGGCTCAGTATTAAGACAACATGGTTTTAAAAGGGCAAATATTCCAAGCAATTGTCCGGATTGTTTAACTATCAAAGAATTTTGCAAAGACAATCCACAAGGAACATTTGTAATTGGAACCGGAACACATGTTGTTGCTGTTGATTCCGGAAATTACTATGATGCATGGAATAGTGGGAATGAATATGTTTCTTATGTGTGGTATTTGCAAAATCCACCTATTTTCTATATTTAAGGAGATAAAAAATGGCTTATAACAATTTCTATCCACAGTATTATCAACCAATGCCAAATCAAGCATTTCAACAAAACTATCAACAGAATCAAGCATTTCAGCAACAACCACAGAACTATCAACAACAGAACATGGCGCAGAATATGCCACAGAATCAACCACAGATACAGAATGGCGGCTTTATGCAGATTCCCACAGAAGAAATGGCAAGAAGTTATCCGGTAGCACCTGGAAATTGTGTCACCTTCAAGATTGAGGGCAAGCCGATTGTGATGGAAAAATCCATGGGATTCTCACAGCTTGAAGCACCAAGGATTGATAGATATAGACTTGTTCGTGAAGAAGATACTCAAAACGAACAGAATTTGCCCCAAAATGAGCCTAAAAATAATTCCACGGAGAATGAAACAATAGAAGAATTAAAAGGGCAAATAAAGGCATTTAAAGAAGAATTAGAGGACGTTAAAAAGCGATTGCATGAATTGGAGGATGTAGGAGCATGAACAATATAAATCAGATAATGAGCATGTACCAACAGTTAAGAACAAATCCAATGCAGATGCTTGCAAGGCGGTTTAATTTGCCCCAGGGCATGAACATGAACAATCCAAATGATATTATTCAACACCTTCTTAATACCGGGCAGATTAGCCAACAGCAACTTAATTCAGTTGTTGGAATGAGAGATAATCCCATGATTCAACAGCTTATGCAAAGAAAATTCTAAAGCTATTAAGGCAAGTGCGCATAGCCTTGATATACCGACTATCCGAAACGAGGATAGCCGCTAACCTAAAAAAATTATAGGAGGAAAAAACACTATGTCATTAACTGATGAAAATGGCAACATGAGTACAACGATGCTTGTTAGCCCCACCGGCGGAGTGCCTTACTATGGCGGAAACATGGGCGGAGGCTTTGGAAACAGCTTTGGCGGAGATTGGGGATGGATAATCCTTTTACTTCTTCTTGCCGGAGGCGGATGGGGAAACGGATTCGGCGGAGGATTCGGCGGCGGAATGCTTGGCTATGATTTCCCTTGGCTTATGAACGGACAGCAAGGCATTAACAACAATGTTTCTGATGGATTCCGTGATGCACAGCTTAACGATAATGTAACATCGGTGCGTGATGGTATTTCAGCACTTTCCACACAGCTTTGCGGATGTTGCGGAGATATTCAAACAAGCCTTTGCAATGGCTTTAATGGTGTAAACATGAGTGTAAACAATGCACAGAATGCTATTGCACAACAGCTTTACACAAATCAGATTGCCGACCTTAACAGAAGTTTTGATGCACAGACCGCAACAACAGCCGGCATGAATGCCATTGGCATGAGCCTTCAGAATTGCTGTTGCGAAAACAGAGCCGCAACCGCTGATTTGAAGTACACAATTGCAACAGAAAATTGCGCAGATAGAGCCGCACTTTCCGATGGTGTAAGAGATATTATTGCAAATCAGACCGCAAGCACGCAGAAAATCCTTGACCAGTTATGTGCAGAGCGTATAGAGCGCAAAGATGATGAAATCGCAAATCTTCGTCAGCAGATTGCAATGAAAGACCTTGCGGCATCCCAGGTAGCACAGAATGCCTTTATTTCCCAGGGCTTTAGCAATGAAGTAGATGCCCTTTACAATAGGCTTAATAATTGCCCGGTTCCTACAACACCGGTTTATGGTAGAACACCTATTTTCACATGCAATCAGAACAATTGCGGATGCAATTGTGGTTGCGGCATGGGCTGATAGGAGGATTTGACTATGGCAGAGTATGTATATAATCCGGTGCAAAGGGTACAACCTAACCAAAATGTATTATTGCAAGGCAATATCCCATGCAACAAAGGGTATGTTTACCATAGGGATATGAGCGGCATTCTTACTCTAAGAGGCATAGTAAATAATCCTACATGCTGTTTTGCAAGATACCAAGTAACATTTAATGGCAACATTGCGGTTCCTTCAGATGGAACCGCACAACCAATTGCCATTGCTCTTTCAATCAATGGTGAGCCAATACTTACATCAAGAGCAATTGTTACACCGGCGGATGTGGCAACAGACCCACCAACAACGGAAAACTTCTTTAATGTAACGTCAACAGCAATAATCACAGTTCCAAGAGGATGTTGCTTAACTGTTGCGGTTGAGAATGTTTCCGAGGGTGCAACAGCCGCAGACCCGGCACCGGCAATCTTGGTACAGAATGCAAATCTTACAGTTGATAGGATTGCTTAGAGAAAGGAGGGTAATACATGGATGCGGTTTATGATTTAAAAGATATGCTATGCGAAGAGTTAGAAGAGTATGGCAAAAAAGATAAATTGGATGTTGGCGGCTTGGAAATCGTGGATAAACTTGCCCACACCATCAAGAATCTTGATAAAATCATTGAATCCTATGAGGATGAAGGCTATTCCGAGGCATATTATGATGGCTCATATGAAGGCACCGGCAACATGGACGGCGGCAACATGGGCGGCTCTTATGCAAGGAGATATTCAAGAGAGCGTGGAAGAGGCTCTTATGCTATGGCAAGAGGCAGAGGCAGAAATGCAAAGCGTGATTCCATGGGCAGATATTCCAGGGATGGCAAAATGATGGCGCAAGAGTTAAGAGAACTTATGGAAGATGCGCCGGATGAAAGAATCAGAATGGAACTTCAAAAAGTGATTCAGAAGGTAGAGAATATGTAATATGATTACGGAAAAGGATTTAAGGGCGGCAATAGCCGAATGCCAGGGTGCAAGAAACCCAAATGCAACAACATGCATAAAGTTGGCGGCTTATTATACCATCTTGAATGCTCTATATCCGGAGAAAAAGGAAGAGCCGATTGATGTAGGTTATTCCACAATGCCATCATATGATGAATATGTGCCCCAAATACGAGCCGGAAGTGAGTTTATGGATGTTTGCTCACAAAAGCCCATAACCGATGTATTAGAGGTATTAGATGAACATATGGAGGCAATCAAACTTCTTTACCCAAAAGAATATGATTCAATCATTGAGAAAATCAAAGAGTTATGATAAGCTAATCTTGATTTTAAAAAATGGTTAGCGGAAGATTAAATTCTTTCAAGATTTAGGAGGCTAGAAATAGCCTCCTTTTCTTTTTGTTGAAATAAATATCAAATAACTGTTGACATATCTATAAAAATAGTTTATATTATAATCAACAAATGATTTAGGAGGGCAACAAAATGAAGTCATATCACATCACATATTTAGTAACCGGCGGAAAAAGAACTGATTGGGTAGAATTAGAGGCAACCGATATTATGAAGGCAATGGAAGAATTTGAAAGAATAGCCGCCGAGAATTGGAAAACATTTGAATCAAGATACGCTATAACAGAAATTAAAGAGAGATTTGAAGCATAAGCCGAGGGGCGGCGGCATCCGCCCCAGGAAGGAACAATATGAAGAAATACAAGGTTAATTATGAATTTATGTATGCAGATGCGGATATATCTGATGGCAAGTGGCATGAAGATTATTTGGATAACAATGGTGCCGGATTCACCTTTGAAGAAGCTGAAGATGTGGCATGTAAATTAAGAGCAAGCACCATTGCAGATGTGAAATGGGCTGAAGTAGTAGAAATGGAGGGATAAGAAATGAATGAGAGATTAAAGGCAGAAATCAAAAAGCAATATCCGGAAATGGTTGTTGAGTATGAGTACAATGGTGAGGTTCAATTTTATACATCGCCGGCGATGGCTGAAAAGGGTGATGATACATATTTGAAGTGTGGAATATATAGAGGCGGAAGGCTTGAAGTATTGCATGAATGGTAAACACCAGGGAGAGGCACTTAATAGTGCCTCTTTATTTTTTTAATAAAATATAAAATAATAGTTGACATTTATATAAAATAAGTTTATTATAATATCAACAAGAGATTTAAAGGAGGCATGAAGATGGATATAAGATTAGAGAGAGGCATAGCAACAAGCCCGGAGAAATCACATAGGCACAACGGCGATATAACATGTTTGAAGGTTGAGGGGCTTTACAATCTTAAAATTGGATTCTTTTGGGTAATTGAGAACAAGAAGAGAATAAGTACCATCAATAGATGGTTAGAGAAAAACGGATATGAAACCAAGTTTATTGATGAATAAGGAGGCATGAAGATGGCAAAGAGGATTCAAGGAATGTACAGATGCTTGGGATGTGGCAAGTTATTTGATGAAGATGATGTAAGAGTGGAGCATGAAAGCCGGGGCGAGTTTTGGGGCTTTCCTTGCACCGAAACAATGTATTATAGCCCTTGTTGCATGGATGATTTTGAGGATGCATATGAGGATGATGAAGAGGATGATTTGATTGATAAATAAAATTTAGGTTGTATATCATATCAAATAATAGTATAATATAAATCAAAAGGAGGTGAAAACATGGAGGCTTTTAGAAAATACCTGGATGCACATGGAGTAAATCAACAGTTCTTGGCAAGGGAATTAAATATATCTTACCAAGCCTTGTATGTGAAGCTAAAGGGAAATGGCAATTTCTCAATCAAGCAAGCACTTAAGATTAAGGATGTGTTGAGGCTCACATGGGATGAATTTGTTGAGTTCTTTGGATGATGGAAGGGGATTTCATAAATGAGTAGTGTATTTGAGAATTTAAACAATGCTAATGTGAATGGGCATACAGAAGAAAAGAATGGATTAACCTATTTATCTTGGGCTTGGGCTTGGGCTGAAGTAAAAAAGGCTTATCCGGATGCCAATTATGCAATTGAGAAGTTTAATGGACTTCCATATGTGTATGATGAAAACACCGGATATATGGTGTATACAACAGTTACCATTGAGGGTATTACACATGAAATGTGGTTGCCGGTTCTGGATGGAGCCAACAAGGCTATGAAGGCAAAGCCATATGAATATCAAACAAAATATGGCAAAAAGACTTGTGAAGCCGCAACCATGTTTGATGTAAACAAAGCAATTATGCGGTGCCTTGTAAAGAACCTTGCAATGTTTGGGCTTGGCTTATATATCTATGCCGGAGAAGATTTGCCGGAATCAGAACAAGCGGCATATCCATCCAGGGAAGAAATGCTTAAGGAAGTATCAAAGAGTTATCCGGAAGGCTCAAAGAATCTTGCGGCACTTCTTGGAACATTTGGTGTTGATGCTCTTGATAAGGCAACCGATGCACAATTACAAGCGGTATATAACAAGGTACATAAATAATGGATGAAAAGATAACCGGCAAGGCAATTGATATAGTTACATATCTAATGAGCGATGGAGTGGATAAAAATGCGATGTATGAATTATCATTGCACCATGAAAAACGGCATCGCTCATTGGATGCTAATGCATATTTTCATAAATTATGCACACTTTTGGCGCAAAAACAAAATCCACCGATAAGCATGATTCGATGCAAGAATATGATGATTGCCGATTATGGGCAACCGGAATACATTGATGATGAATTGGTGGTGATAAAAAGCAATCTTCCGCCGGAAAAAATGTGTGGAGTTGAATATTTGCATACTTCATGTGTGAAGATTTCAGAAGAAAACGGCAAAGAA